AAAGCTACGTCTTGATGAACATGCACAGATTGAAACTCAATTAATGGCCAAAGCAATCAAGCAAGACCTTCTTGAGCTTTACCCCATAACCATGAAGGCCATGATGGGGGAAGATAATGGATAATAGAACAGGAAATACAGCAACATGTGCGCGCGTAGTTACTGAGCTTGCAGAATTAAGCAAGCGATTAAAAGAGAAGGTGATTCTTGAAGGTGACTTGGCAAAAGAGAGTCAAGACCTTTACAATTATATTATTGCAACCCTTTATGAAGCGTATGGTGAACTTTATGGCTGGAACAAAGAAGAAAACAGTGACCAAAAAAAGAGGCCGAAAACTAATCAATAGTGAAGAGACTATCAAGAAGAACATTATTGAACATCTTGAGATTGGCAATACCATCAAGGCTAGTGCTTTAAAGTCAGGTATCTCTGAAAAGACTTACTATAATTGGTTTCATAAAGATGAACAGTTTGCCCTTGCCTGTGGTGAAGCTATGGCCAAAGCAGAAGAGGTCCTTCTTAATCAGATTATGAAGATGGCTATTACTCGTGATGATTGGAGAGCACCAGCTTGGATTCTTGAAAGACGTTTTCCCGAAAGTTGGGGAGCAAAACAGGAAATCAAGATGGAGACTACAAGCAAGTCTGATGGAACTAATGAAGTTTTATCAATGCTTGAACAAATTAAGAAAGGTCCTTCACAGCCACAGGAGAAGTGTTTTGACACAAAAACTGTGAAGGACCAATCAACCTAGGAGACTAGGAAGACCTTTAGGGCATGACAAACCCTTGAAGGTATAGATAACACACAAACTAGAAAGAAGCAAATGTGGATCATACCAAAAAACTTACCCATTTATCACTCTGCACAGGTTATGGAGGGATTGACCTTGGACTTAAACGAGCTATCGAGCATGTCCGAACAATCGCTTATGTGGAGATCGAAGCCTTCCCAATCTGCAACCTGGTTACGAAGATGGAAAACGGACTTATTGACGCAGCACCTATATGGTCGAATCTTAAAACCTTCCCTTGGGAACTCTTTAGTGGAAAAGTGGATATCCTCAGTGGAGGTTTCCCTTGTCAACCATTCAGTGCCGCAGGAAGAAGAAAAGGAGATGAAGACCCAAGACACTTGTGGCCCTATATCACAAAAGGGATTCAACAGCTTGGAAAACCTTCCATTGTTTTCTTGGAAAACGTCGAAGGAATTATCAGCTCAAAACTTAAAGGGGATCAATGGACAGACCCCGAAGACACCCCTGTTTTGCTCCATGTACTCAGAGAGTTGGAAAGATTGGGTTACAGAGCAACGTCAAGCATATTCTCAGCGAGTGAAATTGGTGCACCACACCAAAGAAAAAGAGTGTTTATCCTTGGTGTCCGAAATGAACTCACCAAAACAAGCCTTGATTATGTCACCAAACTTATTAGCAATACCAAAGAATCAAGAACAGCTTGGCCTGTTACTAGAGGACAAACACAAAATTGGTATGAACCACCAAGGGTTACAGTGGGGAACTCCAAGAGTTGGCCTTGCTTCTGCTCCGAGCGGGGGGGGAAATCCGAACTCAAAAGAGTTCAAGTTCAGACTAGAGAATCAAGTGAATTGGACCACACCAACTGCAAGAGATTGGAAAGAGGGGCGAACTGTAAAACTGAATCCAAGATGGGTGGAAATGTTGATGGGATTGCCAATAGGTTGGGCTATGCCGAGTTGTCAAAATCCTGTGACAATCGAACAGACGAACTCAGAATGTTGGGGAATGGAGTTGTGCCAGATACAGCCACAAGAGCTTTCACAACTTTGTGGAGAGAGTTGGTCAACACCACCAACAAGTCAAAGAGGTGAAAGTTTAGAAACCTATCTTTCACGCATGAAAAAAAGACGCATGAGAGGATTCCTTCAACCTTCTGCTTCAACTTTGCAAATACAAGTTGAAGCAGAAGAAATGGGTATTGATATAAAAAAAGAACTTGCAAAACCATGACAGCAATCAAACTAAACGAATTACAAAGACAAATCATCACAGCCATTAAAGATGAACAAAAGGTAATCAGTGCAAGGTGTGGTTGGGGTAGTGGAAAGACTTGTGCTTTGGTCTTCTCCATTCTCTTCATTGCCAAGACAAGGCCAGGCACTTCAACCTTGGTAGTCACTGACACGACACCAAGGTATAACAGTGTGTTAATGCCCGAAATGCAAAAGTGGTTGTCTCCACTTGGTTGGACCTACAACCACACCAATAAACAATGGCTTGATCCTTCCACAGGTTCAACGGTGTGGTGTCGTTCCTACTATCGACCAGGAACAAGAGACGCTACCCACAACCCACTTGAAGGTTTAAATATCACAAGCGGTGTATGCCTTATTGATGAATGTCAAACCCTTGACATGGAGGTGGCACATAAAGCCCTTGGCCGTCTTCGTGCTGGCCCTTCACCAATCTTGATATTGGTGGGCTTGCCTGTGGCTGATGCTTGGTGGTGCTCGATGGCAGAAAACGCAGGTTATATTCCTATGCTGTTCACAAGCTATGTCAACCAAGACAACCTTGCTGATGAATGGTTTGAAGCCACCAAGCTACTACCTGCAGAAGAACGTGAAGCCATGATTATGAATAAGCCCAAACCACCAACAGGCTTGATTTATCAAGAGTTCACAGAAGGCCACATTATTGAAGATTGGACTTACAAGCCCACGATGACAGGAAGGATTGCCATAGATTGGGGATTCAGAAAACCAAGTGTGTTGATTATTTGCCATGATGAAGACCTTGAAGCTGATGTGATATGTCACGAATTCAACCCAAAGGAAGTGACCACTGAGCAGTTGACAAGTCTTATTCTTTCGGTTGCTTGGCCAAGGTCACTAAAAGACCAAGCACCAAGTGATAGAATATGGTTAGACACAGGGGTGGCTGATAAGGCGGGTAAGGCAAGAAATGACCAAACAGGCAAAAGTGCTTTTCGAGTAATGAGACAACCACCACCTTTGGGCCTTGGCCTTCCATTAAGGTCAACCACTGATCCAATCAAGGTGGATATCTTGAACGGTGTGCAGCGGTTGAAACGTGCCTTTAATTCAAGACGCTACCTAATAACCAAGGAAGTTTGGGAACGTGGTGAACGTGTGACAGGTAACAGCATAAGGAAGGCTTTGCTGTCTTATGCTTGGGATAACAAGGAGCAACCAAAGAAAGATGGAAGAGAAGACCCACTTGATGCTTTAAGGTATGATTGCATTATCTTTAATTGGAATGATGTTGCAGTCGACCAAGGCTATAAACCAAGGGGTGGCGGAATAAAGACAAGAGAAAGAAGACAAGTTAACACAGGAGCAGGAAAGGCAAGATCATTCTAATGATAATACATGGAGACAGCATAGAAGTTTTAAAGACCTTTGAAGCAAACAGCATTGATGCTTTAGTAACAGACCCACCTTATGGCCTTGGTGATACTTCACCAATAAAGGTAAAAGAATGTTTGCAATCATGGCTTAATGAAGAAGTATATGAAACTAGTGGTAAAGGCTTCATGCAAAAAGATTGGGATAAATGGGTGCCAAGTCCAAGCCTTTGGAAAGAAGTTTATCGAGTCTTGAAGCCAGGTGCTTATGGTTTGGTCTTTAGTGGTTCAAGGACTGAAGACTTAATGAGCATAAGTCTAAGGCTTGCAGGCTTTGAAATAAGAGATAGGCTTGTTTGGTTGTATGGCAGTGGTTTTCCTAAGTCTCATAATATTGCCAAGGCGATTGATAAACATCATGGTAGAGAATTTAAGGCGATACCCGCTAGCGGTGTGGACTTTATGAACTCAGATAAAGAAAGATGGAATGTTTGCCACAATCAACTAATACCCCTTGGTGAACAGACCGAAGAAGCCAAAGAGTGGGAAGGTTGGGGAACTGCCCTTAAGCCAGCCTATGAACCCATTATATTAGTGAGAAAACCACTTGAAGGAACGGTGGTTGACAATGTTTTAAAATATGGTGTTGGCGGTATTAATATTGATGAATGTAGGATTGAGACAGATAGAAACCTTGGAAGATTAAACAAAGTTGATAAAGGCATGTACAACTATGGAAATGGAGCGAATAATCCTTATTTAAGAAAGCTAAATGGACTTGAAGCCCTTGGCCTTTGGCCAGCTAATATTCTTCTTGACCAATCCATAAATGACCCACAGCTTAAAAGATACTTTTATTGTGCTAAGGCTTCACCTAGTGAACGTGAAGCAGGTCTTGAACACTTGCAAAAAAAAACCATGGGTATGAGTAATGATGCAATCGCACGTATCAAAAGAGGAGTAACTTCTTGCAACAAAGAAGATTTAGGGTATCGCAGAATAAAGCAAAGATCAAATATCCACCCAACAGTAAAACCAATTAGCCTTATGAGATACCTTTGCAAACTAATAACACCCAAAGATGGAACAGTTATTGAACCATTTGCAGGCAGTGGAACAACCTTGTGCGCTGCAGTAATGGAAGGCTTCAAGCCTATAGGGATTGAAAGAGAAGAAGAATACATTGATATAATTAAGGCAAGATTAAAACATTGGTCAGGTGGTCAGTATGATATGACAGAAGAACCACCACAACCAAAGACAGGTGAACAACTAAGTTTATTTTAGGAGCGTATTATGGAACTAATTGAAACCAAGTTGGCCATTGTCTTACTTGACTTGATTGGTTCTACTAAGTTTGTCCAACGTGCTGGTGCTATGAAAGCAGCAAGGTTGAAGAATGAATCCCGAAGGGATAGCCCAAGGTCATATTAAACTTGTCCTAGATTCATTGATAGAAATGAAAAGACCTTGGGCTGCCTTCATATATCACTTGATTTTATACTGAACAACCTTTTATTGATAAATTATGTTATAGGTGCTTATATGTTAAAAGAGACACCAACACACTAGTGAGTAGCCAATGGATCAACAAGGCAAAGATAAGACACCTAGACACCTTAGGGCACTGTCACCACGTTTTGTTACTAAGGGCATAACAGGAACACAGCTTGGTGGTGGTGTCATCACAGGCAAAGAAAACAATCCACAGCTTACGGGCCTTAATTGGGTAAGTGAAGCTGAAGAGATGTTAAGGACTGACCCAATAGTAAGAAGGTCTTGGCACATGCTAAGACAAACTTTGTTAAGTGCTACTTGGCGATTCATACCAGGCCTTGAGAATGACCCCGTCTCTGAAAGATTAGCCAACTTTGCAAATGAAGCCTTTGGCTTTGATGGTTACAGTGGCCAAATGTCGGTATCTTGGGAAGATCAACTGTCCTACCTGTTTGAGTTCATTCCACTTGGTTACAGATACGCAGAAGAAATCTACCGTGTTGGGCCTGACTGTGAAGGCAAGGTCAGAGTGTGGCTTGACCTTTATGCAGACAGAGAACCAAGCGCCCACCAAAAGTGGTTAAGTAGAGACAATCAACATCTTGATGGTGTACTACAAAACACAGTTGGATTGACTTACACACCCGAACCAATCCCAGCAAACAAGTTACTACTGCTCACCTTGAACAGAACAGGCAGCAACTTTGAAGGGGTAGGAATGTTAAGGCCTGTTTGGTGGTGGTGGAGAACTAAACAACGTGTGTCTAATCTCATGTGCGTTGGTCTTGACCGTTGGGCGGTTCCCACACCAAA